ACTGGTCAGCTGCCTAACCAGTTGGCAAGGTGGCACAGGGTGACCCCCATACCTGCTGACCCTGTGCCTATAATGACATCAGTTCAAACAACACACATGATCACAGGACAGTACGTCGTCGGTTGCCCCAAACTCCAAGAGCGGGAGACCGTGATGGGTTTACATGAGGCAGCAGACGTTTGCTATTCCATGCATGAGGAGTCGGGTTCATACGCTTGGGTAGAGGACTGGTTGGGTCACACCGTGATGGAGTATGGCGACCCTGTGGAGGGCATTGCTGAATTGGTGTTCAGTTGACCTAGTGTCACACACGGGGTAGCAACCGCTGCCCCATGCCCTATACTAGTATCAGCGACACAAACACATGACCGCAACCTTCACCGTGCCCCAAGAGAACACCTACAACGGTTGGACCAACTATGAGACCTGGAACGCTGCCCTGTGGATGGGCAACGATGAGTTCTTGTACAACACCGCTCGGGCGTGCGTCAAGTTCTGCAGCGAGGATGACCAACCATACACCAAGTTCATCCGATGCATGATGAACGGTGGAATGGAGATGACGGGCGACGACGTGCGTTGGGATGATGCGAGCATAGACCACGATGAGATGAATGAGATGATGGAGGACCTGTGATCCTCCCCCGTGCTACAATTCTCACAACGACTCTCACTCATGTTCAACATCTCCTGCGTCTCCCCCAGCGTCTCGCGATCGGTCTGGACTCTCAAGGTCAACCCGTTCACAGGGACATGCCGAGTGCGTTGGTTCAAAACCCCATCGGCAGAGTACACGTTCAAAACCCGCAAGCGTGACATCCTAGCATTGATGATCGCAGGGGACAGGTCCTTGGGACAGTGGGTAAACTGTCACCAGTTCGGTTGAATGGCAGTGCCCTGTGCTTATACTGTACACATGACAAACGAACTTCCCACCATGTTTCAAGACCGTTACGAGATCCGCGATGGGTTCATCATTAAGAAGGGCGAGACCGATCCCGCCATCTTCTCTGCCATGGAGAGCATCAAAGCAGAGATGCTGCGAGAAGCAGCATACCGCAAGGACGTGCGTGAGGGTCGCATCCCTGCCCCCAGTGGACAGTGGGGAGTCTGGAACATCAGCGACCGCGACTGATCGCCTGACCCCTTACAATACACACAAGACACACGACGGACCATGTGGATTGACGAGACCTCCGCCCCTCTCCATGCCGAGGAATGCCGCCCAACAAAACAGGACGGGTCAAAGCACCATGAACCAGGCATCATCTATTTCATGCTGTGCAAGTCAGACCACATCACCCGTGGGTATCTGGCAGGCGAGCATGATTGGGTCAGCGTCAAAGTTGGACTGGCAACGGGTGGCGAGAAGAATGCCTTCGCTACCCTGTCGGGTCATCGCACCAGCAACCCAGGCGACACGTACAACCACAACATGATCCCCGTCACCGATTGCGGTGCTGCAGAGACCGTGCTCCATGGTATGCTGTGGGCTGAGGGATATGGCACACTGGCAGCATACAACCGCAACGTGCCAACCGAGTGGCGTGATGCCTACCACAACCAAGAGGGAGGCGGCGAGTGGTTCGTCATCCCCATGACTGAACTCAAGCGCATCGTGGCAATGTGGGAGGAGGCATTTCCCCACATGATCAACCACGTCATCCCCACACGCTTCGGGACCAATGATGGGTGGATCGGTGAGAGCAAGTCTCGCACCTTGCGCCATGAGGTGCAGGAGGATGGCACAGTTCAGCAGGTCATCCGATCCAAGGCAGGTCGTCCCACCGAACCCAACGCCCTGCGCTTCGCTTGGCAGTATCGCGCCTGCACTGGGCACGCTCCCGAGGGAGACTGCTACCGCAGGTTCTGACAGTATACCACAGTCTGGACAGTGGTTTGGGGTTGCCCCCGCCCCGATCGGGTCGCCAAGCGGTTTCAAAAAACCCAAACTACCCTAACCTACAAAAGTATCCAGACGACCGATAAATATATTTTGAAAATGGTTTTTTTAAAACCTTGAAATCCAAAAAAATTTCCCAGCAAAAATTATGTCTGAAAACCTCGTTATTACTGAAGAGACTGTCATTGGTGATTTGAATAACCCTTTGAAGAAGGACCCCCAGTTCGTGCTCGCAGTGCATGAGCAACAGATCAATAAGATGGCAGATGTAATCCAAGAGATTGCCGAGCGCCTCGTAAGTCTTGAAGCAAAACTGATTGAAGTAGAAAACCTCATGAGGTTCCCTGACGGCGAGCATCCCCTTGATAAGTATCCTGAAGTATCTGGGAGACTGAACGTTGGATCCTAGAAATTACTACGAAGAGATACTGAATAACTTTGACGCCTTCTGCGACCAGTTTGAGGGAGCAGCAGCAAAAAGATTTGCAGGACTAGACAATGACTCAAGACAACCAATTGACAATGCAACAGTTCAACGAGCAACTCCAAGAGCTGCTAAAGAAGTTGACGACGGTGGAGAAGAGGGTATCCAACTTAGAGAACCCCCAATTGATGTACAAGCCGCCCCAGTCCCAGAACTACCAGACATTATCGGAGACGCTTGACGATCTACATACAGAGGTAAGGATTCTGAAAGGACTAAGAGATGCCGAATGTAGCGAGGGAGGGTGATACAGTAAACACTGGACATGGTTGTGATACCGTCGTAGAGATCCTGGAAGGGGACTCTACAGTGCTCGTGGAGGGGAAACCCGTAGCAGTGCAGTCCAGTCCCTTAGAACCCCACACAATCACGAATCCAGCGGTTCCACCAATACCACCCTGCATTGATCACCCAGGACAGATTGTCAATGCAGGATCTGGTACAGTTATTGTAGGTGGTAAAGGTATTGCCAGGGTGGGCGACAGTGCAGATCTTGGCAGCATTGCTACAGGATCTAGTACAGTCATTGCAGGATAATCAATCCTGTGTTATAGTAATTAAGTAATTCATTCAAGATTATGGCACGAAGCAAAGTTGGACTTTCTGGCGGACTTATGATTGAGTCCAAACCCAAGAAGACTCGTCAAGGATCGGGGCAGCATACAAAATACGCTGCCACTTCTCGGAATGGTAAGAAGAAGCGTTATCGCGGACAAGGTAGGTGATGACCGTAGCGCCGAAACTCCGAGGGATATAAATGAATTTAATATGTAACATACCTGCACAGAAGGTATGGGTAAGAAAAGAATATCTCCGCGATCATCAAGATGGGCACGGAGAGTTTGTAGAAGGTATTTGGGTATCTGCTAAAAGTATACCTGGACGTGCTTTTTACTTTGAGACGTACTTGCCTGAATACGGAGCAATGTATGATAAGTTACCCATTAGTGCGTTTGTACGATCCCCCAAAACCCCAGTCATAGACATGGATTTGGCGAATCTACAATTCTGGAATTGCATGGACTATGGAGTCATGGCAATCAACAAAGGATTCATTGCTCAGATGGAAGTAGAGATCTTTACTCGTGACCATGGGTTACAGAAAGGGAAATACTTGTTTACACTAGACAATTACCATGCAAATCCTGATGTGATAGATAATAATGTGAGCGAAACTCCACAGGAGCATAAGTCGCATAATTGCATTGCATTGAACAATGGTCAATACGCTTTGTATCCTAATAATAGGATGCGACTGTATGACCTCTCCTTGACTCCAGAACAACCTACATTCCCTGACTTTAAAGTATCTACCATAGAATACGAAGTTGAGGGTGGAACCGACTGGGGACGCCTTGGAGACACTGATGATTATTTTTGGGAAACTAATGCTGAACGAAAACTACGGACGGAGAACTCAGATGGGTAATTCACGAGTTGATAAAAGTCAACAATTCGTTGATGAGGGCATGACTCTCATTACGGAAACTGATAGTGACAAGTATCTGAATATGGCGGCAAAGCGCAACCGTAACAAGAAAAAAGAAGAACTGTACCCAATGCCTGAAGAATGAACAATAGAATGGTTGAAGTATCTAAACTTGACTTGTACCCCACTAGACTTATGGGGTTTAGATACAATCAATATAAAAAAATGAATATGAAGATTGTCAAATATCTTCTTAAAAAACGAGATGAAGAACCTGACAATAAACCTTATTCAATTGGTGGTGATGGATGGCATTCTAATTACAACTTAACTGACTTAGACTATGATTGGTCTAGGGAGTTAAAAGAAATGATTCTTCAGGTAGTTGCCGATTACTCTCATGAACCGTGTGAAATTTTGCCTAATTTTAAATTAGAAACTTGGGCAATGATTATTCCTTCTGGGGCGTACTCTAATTTACATAGTCATCCTGGTTGGTACATGAGCGGTGTGTATTATGTTAAAGTTCCTGAAGAACTAGAAAAGACTGCTCTGGAGAGTGGACATGGAAGTATTTCATTCCCTGATACTAGAGCAGGTGCTTGCGGAACGATGCATGAAGCAGCTACTTTCAAAGTTGCTCCTAGAGAAGGTGAAGGTGCTGTATTCCCAAGTTGGATGCCTCACTACGTTACTCCGTATCAAGGAAGTCCTAATGATTTACGCATAAGTATTTCGTGGAATATCATCTTTGATAGTAGGATGAACGGTGGAGACGTTATAGCTGGGGAAAAGACACTAAATAACTAGTGACTCCGTATACTCTTAATGGCAACGTCTAATCTCTCGTTTAGAGATGTCAATATTACCTTTAAGAAGCATCCTGTTACTGACGACGTAGTTGTTAGTAAGGACAATGCTGCTATTAAGCAAGCTATTGTCAATTTGATTCTCACCAATAAAGGTGAGCGTTTATTTAATCCAGATTACGGTTCAGACATTAGATCCTACTTGTTTGAACCGTTGGATTATGCAATTGCTGGTATCATTAAAAAGAACATGCAATTGTCCCTAGCAAAGTATGAACCTAGAATTAGAGTAACATCTATTGCATGTGTACCTAATTTTGAAGACAATGGGTTAGACGTTGAATTAACTTATGAAATAAGAGGAACCGATGTCCCCCCTGTTCAAATAGAGTTCTTCCTGTCTAGGACGAGATAATGCCATATACCCAATTAAACAATCTAGACTTCTCTGAAATCAAGACTGCTCTCAAAGAATATATGAGAGCACAGTCAGATTTCACTGACTATGACTTTGAAGCATCTGCCTTAAGTCAGTTGTTGGATGTATTGGCGTATAACACCTACTACACGGCGTTCAACGCTAACATGGTAGTCAATGAGATGTTCCTTGACTCTGCTACCCTCAGAGACAATGTAGTAGCGTTAGCGAAGCAATTAGGGTACACTCCTAGGTCAATAACATCCCCTAGAACAGACATTGGATTTAAAGTTAACTTTCCAGTTACAGCACCTGCTTCGGTAGAATTAAAAAGAGGAACAGGATTTGTAACAAATTACGACGGAACACTTTATCGTTATGTTTCATTAAAGTCTGTCAAAGCTCCTGTTGTTAACGGTGTAGCAACTTTTTCTGATGTTGCGTTACACGAAGGATCTTATGTCGTAAGTAACTATACTTTTGATGGAACATTAAAAGATCAAAAATTTAAGATTCAGAATTCATCGGCAGATTTGTCTTCTCTAATTGTTAGAGTTTACGAGTCTGCCAATTCTAGTGTATATGATGAATATACAAGATCTGATAATCTTCTTTCAGTAGGAGCAGATGATAAAGTATTCTTCATCAGTGAAGTGGACGATGAGCAATATGAATTGTTCTTCGGTGATGGAGTTTTAGGTAAGAAGTTATCTGATGGTAATGTAATTGAAGTAAGTTATATCCTTACTAAAGGTCCACTGTCTAATGGCGCTAAATCATTCACCTTTAGTGGTGTATTGTTAGACGAGAATCAATTAAAGGTAACTGTACCATTTTCTGTAAATACTATTACAGTTGATTCTCCTTCACAAGGTGGATCTGAAATTGAAAGTATTGATACAATTAAATATAATGCACCTAAGTCATATGGTGCTCAGAATAGAGCAGTAACATCAAATGACTATGCTGCTATCGTAAGAAACTTATATCCTGCAATTGCAGATATTATTGTATTTGGTGGGGAAGATCAAGTTCCTCCTGAGTATGGTAAAGTATTTCTTGCAGTAAAACCATCTCAGGCAAATGCACTGTCTTCAGCAACTAAAAAAGATTTAACTGACAGATTAAAGCAATATACTGTTGCTTCAGTAAAACCTGTATTTGTAGATCCATCTCTTTTGTTTATTGAGATTGATAGTAAAATTTATTTTGATGGTTCTAAGACAAATATGTTGCCTGCAGAGGTTGCAGCAAAAGTTTCAACAGGAGTTAGTGAATACCTTGAGACTTCAGGTACTGAAAAGTTTAATGGTAAATTTAGATACAGTAAATTCATTGGTGTAATTGATGGTTCTGATCGTGCTGTCAATTCAAATATTACCGAAGTTACTCTAAGAAAAGATTTTTACGCTCAGATTAACGCATCTGCTTATTACGAGATTTGTTATCAGAATGAGTTCTTGAAAGATTGTGATGGTCCTGTAGTAACATCTACTGGTATGACTGTTTTTGAACATCCAAACCACACCTCCTATCTGGAAGATAGGGATGGCAAAATCGTCCTATATAGACTAGATTCGCTAACTGGAGATAAAATTCTCCTGAACGATTCTGTTGGAGATATTGATTATAAACACGGTGAAATTAAATTATACGACTTCACAATTTTGAAAGGAACATTTTCAGACAATCGTATTGAACTGAGAGTAAAACCTGCTAGTAATGATGTTGAGGTTAAGCGTGAAGTATATCTAGATGTAGATATCTCAAAGAGTACATTTGTAGCATACAAAGAGTAGTAGATGTTGAAAACTGCTAATAAAATCTCATATCTAGTTGAGTCTCAGCTACCCGACTTCATCAATGAAGAGTACGAACTTTTTGGCAAGTTTGTAAAAAAATACTATGAGCAATTAGAATTACAAGGTCAACCCCTTGACATTATTACGAACCTTGAAACGTATCGTGATATTGATTTTTATGAGACAAATATTCTTAAGCAGTCAACTACTCTCTCTGGATCTTTAGGACAATCAGATACAACTATTACAGTTGCTGATGCAACATCATTTCCTAAGAATGGTGGTTACATTAAAATTGATGATGAAATTTGCTTCTATGCAGAAAGAACTGATACACAGTTTTTAGAAGTTAGTCGTGGTGTCAGTGGAAATACCACTATTGGTGATCTTTATACAAAAAGCACTTTTGTAACTACACAGGCTGATCCTCATGTCAATGGATCAACTGTACAGAACATCAGTAATTTATTTTTATATTCTTTAGTTAAAAGTTTTGAAGCACAGTATCTGGCAGATTTCCCAGAAGCATATTTAAAAGAAGGAGTTGACAAAAGAACTCTTTTAAAGAATATTACAGATTTTTATAGAGCAAAAGGAACTGATAATTCTATCAAGTTCTTATTTAAGTGCTTGATTAAGGATGACCCAAATCCAGAAGTTTCATATCCCAGAGATCACACTCTTAAGAGTTCTGAATCTGACTGGATTCAAGTATACGCACTAAGAGCAAAGATTGCTACAGGAACACCTGAAGATCTTATTGGAAAAACAATTGTCCAAGATATTGAAGGTCAATATGCTTCTGCGGTTGTTGATAATGTAAAGTATAGTGGAAAGTATGATGGTGAAGATCTATACGACATTATACTAGATGAATCTACAGTAAATGGTACATTCAATACATCATTAAAAACAGAATTAACAAAAAACATTACCCCTGCATTGACAGTTGGTGATAAAGTAGATGTATTTTCAACAATGGGTTGGAAGTCTGTAGGAACTTTCAATATTGGAGATGAGCAATTTACATTTGAAGAAAAGAATGTAAATCAATTCACTATTAAAACTAGATCTGGTTCGGGATCTTATGCTGCAGGCACTTCAGTAACTTATGGTGCCAATGTATCATCTGGAAGCATTAATCTATTGATTTTTGGATTACTTTATGGACTAGAGAATTTTGTAGAGAGTCCATATTCAAATCCTGGTGATGTTGTAGAGATTTCAAAATCTGGATTTCTTACTAACAATGTAGTAATTAAAGACCCTGCTACAGATCAAATTCGTTGGAAGTTTAGTTCTAATTCTCCTGCAATTGCTGATCTCAATTCAAATGTCTCTGCAATTTTTGAAGATGGTGAGGGATATTATATTGCATCATCTGGATTCCCGTCCCATACCATTGGCACACTGCCACCAGATGCTAAAGATCAAAGACAACTTAGGATTGTAAGAAAACATCCTATTACAACAACCGAGATCTACAAGACATCTTATAGAGATGTTGGTATTGCTATCAACGGAATTCCTTTCTTGGGATATAAAGATAGTGATGTTGTAAACAACGGACCTATTGAATCAATTAATGTTACCCAAAGAGGTTCTGGTTATGCTAGAGAACCATTTGTATTGATTGATGGAGTATCAGATTTAGCGAGAACAAAACTTGCTGGTCAGGTAGTAGAATCGGTTGTAGTAGATGTTCCTGGTAATTATACCACTGTTCCTACAGTTGAAATTCTTTCTGGTAGAAATGGAGTTGCACGTGCAATTATAACGAATGGAGAGATTACTAGCATTGTTGTAGAAAATGCAGGTGAATACTATTCTTCTCCACCAGAAGTTAGAATTATTGATAATGCAGGTAAAGGACGATTTGCAAATTATCGTGCTACCGTATCAAATGCAGGAGAACTAACTGGGTTTGAAAAAATTAATGGTGGAAGTCTATACAGTCAAGAAAATATAAGAGTTGATATCATTCCTGTAGGTTCTGGAGCAACAGCATCAGTATCAATCAAAGAGTGGAGAAAGGACAGATATAATAAAAATAAGACTTCTTTAGATGCAAACAATGGAGACTTTTTTGAGAATATTGTAAAGTCTCGTGGTTCTGGATATGCATACTACGCAATACCATCTTCAATAAGACCTAATGATAATGGAACTACACACTCTCCTATTTTGGGATTTGCTTATGATGGCAATCCCATTTATGGTCCTTATGGTTTTTCTGATGCTTTAGATAAAAATTCTTCTGTAACTAGAATGACATCTAGTTATACTAAAAATGCTACCAGATCTACTGGTCCTGAAGTTGCAACGTATCCAATTGGTACGTTTATCAATGATTACACTTATATTGATCAATATGGATTATTAGATCGTAATAATGGTAGATTCTGTGTTACGCCAGATTATCCACACGGAACATATGCTTACTTTACTACTTTAGACTCAAATGGAGATCCTGCATTCCCATACATTGTAGGTGAGAATTATTACTCTCTTCCATTAGATTCTAATTATAATTCTGAAATTTCACAATCTGATATTCCAGTAAATGCAAAGAGACTTAGAGTATCTGGTATTGCTAATAATGGAGAATTAGCATTAGCAAAGATTGATGATGTAGAACGTGGTAGTATTGACTCGGTGTCTGTTATTGATAGTGTCAATAATTTTTCTGTAGGATCTTCTCTAGTCATCTCCGATGTTGGAACCGATGGTTTTGGTTCTCAGGCACAAGTTTCTTCAGTAAAAGGTAGAACTGTTAGTAAGGTAGAATCACAAGATGTAAAGTGTTTATTTGTTGAATTAAAAACAACTGCATATCTGTTTAATGGTGATACTATTACTCAATCAGTAACTGGTGCCACAGGAAAGATTGTTGGAGACGTATTTACAGGGACTAGATTTGCCTTACGTGATGTAACAGGTACGTTTAATGACTCTGAAGTATTATCATCTAGTACAAAGGTTCTTAATCTAATTCTAGATAAAAACTCATCTTACACAAAAGGTGCTACTTTAGAGTTGTCTGATGGAGTAAATGCTGCTGTAGCATCTGGAGAGGTATTAGAAACCACTACAAATCAAAACACAGTAAAGGTTAAAGTAGTATCAGGAACTTTTAGTGTTTCTGATACCTTGTTCCTAAGAAGTTCTAACTTAATTAATACTACAGGATCTAAGATTGTTTCTATCGGTCAATTGAGCGATGATCTTATTATATTCAATATAAAAGACAATGTTGCTATTTTAAAGACATCAGATTCTCATGGTGTCTCGGTAAATGAAAATATTGATATTGATATCAATCCTGATGATTCTAACACAACACTTACATATAATGTAAGATCTAGAATTTATCAAGAAGTAGTCCTTGAAACCCCAGGTGTAGCAAGGGTTTTGAAGGATACTGGTATTGGTAGAATTCAGATTTTAAATGGTGGAGAAGATTATACCCCAGGAACATATCCTAATATTGCACTGAATGGTGGATTAGGAAAAGATGCAAAGGCAACTATTGTAGTATCATCAACAGGTTCTGTTACTAGCGTAGAGATAACTACAAAAGGATCGGACTATGCAAAGTTTGATCTTTTAACGGTTGGAGATACTGCTCTTAGTAAAACAGATCCCACAACTCCACAGGTAAGTTTGAGTGTTGATCATGTTGGATTGGCAGCAACAAATGCCGTCTTAAATCTTGACAGTTCTATTGGAATTACCACAAATGATTATTTGAAAATTGGAAATGAAATTGTTAAAGTGGTATCTAAACTGAATGATGCAGTAACAGTACAAAGAGCCCAAAAAGGTACAACTGCTGTAGATCATTTCACGGATGCTGCTGTAAATACGTTTGATCCTGGGTATAATTTAAGTGTTGGATATCAATTAGGATCTACTACCAGTGACCCACAAGTGGTAAGTTATGACCCAACTACTCAGAAACTTGTCGTAAGTTACAACTACAGTAAAACACTTGCAAATATCAATTCTATAGATCTCGGCACAGTATTCTTTGATCAGAGTGCAGATCAACGATTGGTTCAAATAAAGAGCGTTTCAGATCCAATTTCATGTTTTGAATTTTCAGAAACGACTGCTAATTTTAAGCGTAATATCAATCTAGACCTAAAAGAAGGATATAAGTATATTTTTGATACGAGTCATTCTTCAATGACTGGTGTTAACTTTGATGTTTCACCTAGTAAAAATTTAAATTTACAAACGTTAGAAAAAACTACAACTGCAACATCAGTAATTTTAAAGTTTGGATTTGGACCAGCATTAGCAACCAATGCTTACACAAACAAAATTGAAACTCCATATAGAAAGTATTTCTACTTTGATGGATTAGGAAATGTCAAATCTGAAGATGGAGTTATTAATCTAATTAAAGATCCTCTACAGGGAAGTAAGAAGGCAATCTATGTTACTACTACTGAAATCGTATATGATACGGTAATTCCTGCTACAAACGATGGTAGTGGATCAATTTCATATACTACAGAGTCTAGGTTAGCAATTGGTGCTATTAATAAAGTACAAGTAACTAATATTGGTAGAGACTATAAAAAAGTTCCTGTCGTAAAAGCAGTTCAACCTACATCATCATATTCAGCAACAGCAACTTGTGGAATTGATTCTGGTAGAATTGTTAGTGTTTCTGTAGATAGTTCTGGAAAAAATTATTCTAAACCAGTTGCAGTGTGTTCTGGTAATGCAAAGTTTACAGTAATATCAGATCAGGGAAGAGTTACTGGAATTGAAATAGTTGATTCTGGATCTGGATATACTACGGCACCTACCATCACAATTGCAGAATCGGATGTTGAGTGTTATATCAACAGTTCTAACATAGGTGTTCCTAGAAATATTAATGTAATTAATGTCGGTGGATCTTTCCATGGAGATAATACTCTTGGTTCAACGTTTAGATCCAACTACTCTCTAGTAATTTCTAATTTTGCAAAAGATTCATTTGCAATTGGTGAAACTGTAATTCAAAAGTTTAATAATGTAGAAGTAGCACGTGCAAGAATTACTGACGTTAGAGATGGTTCTAATGTACTAACTGTTGACAGAGTACAAGGAGTGTTTAGAGAACTTACTGATATTGTTGGTCTTGCTAGAAACAACACTGCAAGATTAGAGTCTATTAGATATACTGAGTTCTCCCCCCAAATTAAAACATACTACGATAACCAAGGATCTTTCAAATCCGATGCTGGTAAATTAAGTGATCAGAATCAGAGAATTACAGATTCTTTCTATTATCAAGATTATTCTTACCTAGTCAAGTCTAAGACTTCTATTGATTCTTGGAGATCTTTAATTAAGAGTACAACACATCCAGCTGGATTTAAGGTATTTGGTGAGGTGATGGTTGAGTCTGCTTCTGACGTTTCAATGCAAGCAGATACTAAAACAACTACTACTAGTATTGTACAACTTTGGAATCCAAATGTCAACAAAGTTTCTGTAATTAGAACTCAGAAAAAAGTCACGCAAAGTATTGCGTTGATGGAGAATCTAAACGTTGAAAAAGGTGTAGGTTCTGTTGCTATTGAAGCATTTAATACCAGTGAAGTAAGAGCAAAAGAGGTAAGACTTGCTAATGATTGGGTTTCCCAGTCAGGAGGTTACATCTATAAAGGTAATGCATTTGATGGCGCATTTACAGATAATGGTAATCTTGAAGGCACGACAACATTTACTTTGGTAGATGAAGATAATAATGTTGTTAGACCTTATAATGAGCAAGCATTGACTATTACATTAGACGGAGTATTCCAAGAACCAGGAATTGCATATACAATTTCTGGTGATAAAATTACTTTTGCTCAACCACCTTTAGGAAAGTCTACTAAAGATGGACAAGAATCTCCTGGTGTAAGATTCTACGCAAGACTATTTGAATTTAAATCGGATAGTTTAAATCAAAAGTATCTCAAGAAGATTAAGAATATCTTCCAAAGAAGCGGAACTTGGATTGATGCTGCTAATCAACTTAATAGAAATAGACAGTTTATACAGTCAGAATCACTAGGTTATGTTAAAGCAACATATCCAAATCTTGCTTGGGCAAATCTGACAACTAAATGCTATCGTGATATTGGTCTTATTATAGACGCACTAGAACACGATCTAAGGTTTGGTGGTAACCAAAAGACTATTGCTGCGGTAGAGAAGTATTTTAGAAGTGGAGTTCTTGATTACATTTCTGGAGAGTTAGAGGCAACTATCAAAACATTTGAATATGCAGTTCGTCTCTGTAAATTAGCAATGAGAAACTGGGATTATACCGACCGTCAAGTTTCTTGGGCAAATAATTCAAACGAGATTACTGTCACCGATAGTGATGATGTTGCGATTGGCATGAAAGTCTCTTCTGGTAGAGCATTCCCATCAGGAACAAAAATTACTGAGATTGTAAACGAAAGAACTATTAGGGTTGATAATAATTCAACTGCTAAAGGTGATAACAATCAGATGACATTTATCTGGAGTGGTGCTAACCCTGGATTCTATCTAGATGCAGCAGAACTAATTGAAAAGAATAGATCTGCAATGATCACCTCAACAATTAATGCTATTGATGCAGAGTATCCAAACTTAAATGCTAGCAATTATCCATCTAAGTGTTCTAGAGATCTAGGACTACTAATTGATGCAGTTAAGCAATGTTTAATCTATGGTGGCAATAGAAAGGTAGTTGAATTTGCAGAGAGTTACTTTATCAATGGTGATCTTACGTTTATCAACAACGAATTGATGCAAACTGTATTTGCACATAAGCATCTTAGAGATCAAATGATTCTTGCTATGAAGAATCAGGGCACTGTTACTGATGATACCGTACAAATTGATAATATCAGTCCCGAATGTGCAGAAGTAGAAAGTAGTATTACAACTTATATTGATATCATTGAGACTCTTCTAGAAGGTGGTCCAAATAGAGTGGACATTGTAGAACCTAATCCAAACTCAACAGGAAACTGGACTACACTATCTTCATATACTAATATCAATATTCTACCATGGACTGGATTGTTAGACAAGACTTATAGAGAATGTGAAACTGTTGCTTCAGCACTAACATCTCTATTTGAGAATATCAGAGAAACGTTGACTACTGGACCTCAAACTGCAACGGTAGCATATCCAGATTACATTGATGGCGAGAATAAAATATTTGACTTATATTATGAAGATGGTACTGCAGTTCAGACAGAACCAAATGAAAATCTATTCATCGCTCTTAGTGGTGTAATGCAACATGATGCTGCATATACTATTGATAGATCTGTAGTTCCAAACCAAGTCGTATTTGCAACTCCTCCAATTTGGGGTCAAGGAGAAAATACTAAAACTGTTCAAGAACCACTAGCAGTAGAAAAATTCTATGCACATTCTGTAGGAAATTACATTCGTTGTGAAATTGATAAATCTGGAATTTTATCAGGATCTGCTGGTCCTTTCATAATTTTAAATTCAAAGAATAATAAAGTACAAACTATTGATGATCCTAGATTTGCATATGTCTTTATTGATGGCATCTTGCAAAGAGAAGGAACCTCTTATAGCATTGCTGGACCTGCTATCAGATTTACAAGAAAAATCTATAACGATAATAATGTGGAGATTATTCTTCTTTATGGACGTGATATTGATCAGACAGTTACTTTATTTGATTTCCAAAGAAATACTTATTATAATGAGATGACTTTGACCTGTGATGCAGGATCTGCAAATACTTTTGATGATTGGCAGTCTTGGTATAATACATCATACGATAGATTCCAAGTAGCATATCAGAAGATTGGTGGTGTTAAGAAGTTTATTGGTAATGTAAAAACTTATACTAATACAAGTCAATCTTTAATTATTACAATTGCTGGACCGAATCCAGATATGGATTCATCAAACATCTTCTTTGCAAGTGGTGATTATTCTGATGAATATGAATTGACAGGAACTACTAATACATTAGTTGTTGTTAGAGATGGTGATAATGACTATCGTATGCAAAGGAATTCTGCTTCGTGGTTGTATGGCACTCCGCGTGCTGATGAGTCTTTCTATGAGAGAAAGAGATTACTAGCAAATCTAAATGCAAATGACATCATTAAAATTAATGGCGAGGATACTTACAGAAAAATTACAAAACTTCCAAGATATGTAAATCCAAAAGATTACAATCCTGGTGATGATGTTTCCAACTCATTCTTTGGTTCAGTCACTACTTCTAATTACGCAGGCGAAACCAAAGGTGTTGGTTTAAGTGTAACATGCGAAATTGAGAACGGCAAGGTAAGTACAATTAACTGGAACAAGAAAGACCTAGATCTTCTTTACAGAGAAGGGATCAATCAAGCAACTACTGCATATGGTTATGATACTCCGCCAATCTTGCATTTTGTTTCTGTAGATCAAACTGGTGGTGGAGCTAGAGCAGAAGTAGTGGTTACAGGTGGTCAGATTGTTGATATTGTATTGACTAATCCTGGATTTGGATATACAAAGGCACCTAAAGTTATTACTGCTAGGTCATATGACATTGTAAAAGAATCTGGAAGAAAGATTGATACATTCCATACTCTAGGTATTGGAACACAAATTGGTCAAAGTTCTCCTGTCTTTGTGACATCTATAATTGATCTCCTTAAAGGAGTTGATCTGCCAGTTGCGATTTTAGATCCTTCGGTAACAATTCCTGATCCATATGATATCACTTTAATTATTCAAAAGGTTATCAATACAGCACCTACATTTAATGTACGTCGTGAATATCGTTTCTTCAATGCTAATGCTGGATCTACTTCAATTGCAAATCCAACTGTACAAGTAGATGCATCTATTACTATTATCATTGAACCAAGACTACTAATAGAAAATCAACCAATTGTTACAACAGCAATTACTGCAAATGAGTTGTTCCTTGAAGTTGGATTCTCTATGTGGTCAACTAAACTATTTGACTTAACATTCTTCAATAATATAAATCATTGGGAGAATAGTATATTCATGGATCTTGGAGATATTGTCGCTCCAAGTGGCGATCCAGTATCGGAAGTTCAACTTGCCGAACTGGAACCATATGAAATCACTTCTGATGGATCATCATCTTCCGCGTATCCATTCAACCTAGGATACTCTTCAATCAACTACTACATGTCCCAGTTAGACACTACAGATCTTCCTGGCGAAGGTGATGCTGGTTATGTTTCCACAGGTGCGGTTGTCTATGCAAATACTGCAAGGTTCCCATCATCAGGAACAATTTTGATAGGAAGAGAGCGTATCTCATACACATCTAAACTATCAGATCGTTTTGTTGATTGTACAAGAGGTGCTGACGGGTCTCCTGTTGACAGTCATACTGTAGGAGACTACTTAAGGAAGTACCTATAAATAAATATAAATAACTCGGATTCAGTCTTACTATACAGGCACTAGTGCTATGGCAGCTATTATTTCAGAAAAATTTAGAATCTTCAATGCGAAGCAATTTCTAGAATCTTTATCAGAGGGTGCATCTGATGCGGACGCAGCGCGTACCCGAATGTACTTCTTCGTAGGAAGATCCTCTAAGTGGGATGCTTACCTAGAAATGTTCAACGTAAGCGGAACGTTTCAAGTCGGTGAGACTGTAAGCGGCGGTGGATTTAGCGGTGTAGTCGCTGCTGTCTATGACAACAGTCTCCTGCTTAACACTATTCTTCCAACACCTACTACAACACCAGCATTTGGTACAACTATCACTGGTGGAACCAGTGGTGCTACTGCCAAGAGCGGCGTATACAGATACGGTACTGAAGATGTACCTCCAATGCCATTGGACAACTATAACGAGAAGAGATCTGTATATGAAGAACTGATTGCTGCTAAAAGAGTTACTGGACCATTTGCACGCCTCGTAGTTCCCCGTTACAACTGGAACCTTGCGCTGAATCCCAAGTTTGATATGTATCGTCCAAACTACTCCCCAACCCCAGGTGGTGGCGGAGCAATTGGTGTTGAAACTGCACTAGGATCTACATCACTATCAAATTCCAAGTTCTATGTAATGAACTCGGCATATGAAGTATTTAAGTGTCTCTACAATGGTGAGGGTCCTGCAAATCCAACTGGTCAGAACGCAACTTACGAACCTTCTTCCCAACCAAGTGCTGGTCAAGGTACATTTGCTAATGGTGTATACACAGAACCATCTGGAACTGCTGGATACATCTGGAAGCACATGTTCACCCTAGGAACAAGCGATGTTCTTTCGTTCTTATCTTCAGACTTTATGCCTATTGCTGCAGCATCTGATCCTTCTAGAACAGCAGTTGAGGCACTAGCAGTTGATGGTGCTGTACATGTCGCTGTAATTAGAGATGCTGGAACAGGTCTTCCTGCTTCTCAAACTCTTTATACTTCAGTTATTGGAGATGGAACTGGTGCCGTAATTGAGTTCACCACTGATGGATCTGGATCTCTAGCAACTGCAAAACTAGTTGCTGCTGGTTCTGGATACACTTATGGTAATGTAATTCTAGAAACTGGAAAAGTATTTACTGATCAAGCACTAACAGCAGCTGCTGGTGCATTTGGTGGTACTGCTTCTCTAGAGGCAGTTATTTCACCTGAAGGTGGTCATGGATCTAACGCTGACGACGAGTTGTTCTCCAAGCGTGTAATGACTAACATCCGATTGACCTATGATGAAGGTCAAGGAGACTTCCCAGTAGATAACGACTTCCGTCGCATTGGTATCATTCAAGACCCACTTGAGTACGGTACTAGCACTTTTGCATCTTCTAGCACCCTACGTGGTACAAGTGTACTAAAAGTAAATGGTGCTACTGCTGATTATGTTTCAGATGAAACAATTTCACAAACTGTAGCAGGTGGTACTGCATACGGTACGGTTGTTTCTTGGGACTCTACAAATGGTATCCTGAAGTATTTCCAATCTGCTGCACTTCACACTCATGAAGGTAAGGTACTTGCCTTTGAGTCTGATGCATCTAATGCAGTTGTTGGTGTTACTTCTACCGCATCTGGCACTGTTGATACTGCACAGAATGCTGTCCTTTCCGATATCTCCTTTACTGGTGGTCTTGCAACCCCAGAACTAGAACCAAACTCTGGAGAAATCGTATACATAGAGAATAGAAGAGAGATTACTAGAGCTCCTGACCAAATTGAGGACATCAAGCTAGTAATTGAATTCTGATCAGTTGATTTAGAGATCGTGCGAGATGCCCCAAAAGACTAACCTGAACGTAGCCCCATTCTACGACGATTTTGACCAGGATAAAAATTTCTACAAAGTTCTTTTCCGTCCTGGGTACTCTATTCAGGCAAGGGAGCTAACTCAGTTACAATCTATTTTACAAAATCAGATTGAACAGTTTGGCAAGTACGCTTTCAAGCAAGGCGAACTTGTCATTCCTGGTGAAGTAGGTTTAAACACTAAACTTAATTTTGTAAAATTATCATCTGTATCTGAGATTCCTGTCAACCAGGATGGACAGATTGTATACAAAAAATACGACGTAAGTGGTCTGAAAGGACTCCAACTTAGAGGATTAACCTCTGGTGTTGTTGCGTCTGTTGTAGAGGCATATGAAGCGTCTGAGGTGGCATCTGACGTTATCTATGTTAACTATACTAACAGCGGTGATGCTGGAAATGAAGATACGTTCCGTCAAGGTGAGACTCTAGAAGTTGTTGATGGTGTTAATACTCCACTTTTAGTTGTTGGAACCGATGGTAGTGTACTTCCTACTAGTATTTCTGTTACTAATCCTGACACAAATGAGGTAACTTCTTTAGAAAGTCCTGCAATGGGATATGCTTCTGCTGTAAAAGTAGAAGAAGGAATTTATTTTGTTAATGGTTACTTCGTAAGAAATAGCGCACAGTTGCTAGTTATTGATAAGTATTACGATAAACCATCCGCAAAGATTGGATTTAAGATTACCGAAAGTGTTCTCACTCCCGAAGAAGAGAATTCTCTATATGATAATGCTATTGGGTCAAGTAATTATACTGCACCTGGAGCACATAGATTACAAATTGTTTTAAACCTTGTCAAGTATTCTCTTGGAGAGATCACTGATAAGAATTTTATCCAGTTATTATCTGTACGATCTGGTGCTGTACAGAGTATTGTAACACAAACTGATTATAATCTACTGGAGAATACTCTTGCTAGAAGAACTTATGATGAGTCTGGAGATTATGTTGTTGATAACTTCTCTCTAGATATCAGAGAATACTTCCAGCAAAATGGAAATCTAGGTGTTTATGGTCAAGATGCATTTGGTCTTGTTAATGGTCTTGAATTGCAAGAAGCAAAAGAAAAACTTGTAGCAAGCATTGGACCAGGAAAAGCATACATTAAAGGATACGAAATTGTCAACAAAGAGACAAAGTATCTCACAATCAACAAAGCAAGAGAGACTCTAGAAAGAGAAGATATTAGACTGAAGACAAAAGGTCTTCCTACTTATAAAGTAACAAATACATTTGGAAGCATCCCTCTTAATGCAGAAGGATCCGAGTTGACTGCATATCCAAATGTTTTCCTCTGTTCTAACTTTAACGACGGAAGTATTGGATTAAACAATACTGAAGGAACTAACGATTCAAAACAAACATTGAATCGCCGCGGCCAATTCTTTGACGTAAATTCTGGCATTAAAACCATTTACCTCAACATTGATACGTATCATGCAAACACATATTCTACACTAACTGATGCAAACTTTGAATCTACATTAGGAACTCTATGGTTTGTGCAGACTAGAACAGATGTTGGTGAACCCTCGGTTGTTAACACTGTTAAATCACTAGCATATTCTAAAGTAAATCGTATTGAAGTCAACTCAAGCACAGGAGTTACTTTCTTAGAGTTGACTATCACTGCTAGAAAAGATATTCTAGATACTTACTTCTTAGAATACGACACTTCATCTGGATCAAAGTACAGAGAAATTTATCTCTCTCAGAATGATGCAATTAATGGTAACAATCCACTTGGAACTATCGTTGATTATAATGAGACTATCACTCCAGTAATCGGTCTAGCAAAACCAAGTAACTTTACTTTACTAGAAAGAGGAAACGGTTTTAATGAAGACTCAGATTCTGTAATTTCCAAGGGAAGACTCCCTAACGGAGACTTTGTATACAACACAACATTTGGGTTGTCGTATTTTGATCCTCAGTTCTTCACAAAAATTTCTTTAGATGAAGAAATTGTCGCTGATGGTAGATTTGCTTCTGGTAAGTATGTTTATGGACTAGAGAGCGGTGCTTATGGTGTTGTAGAAGGTCCTTCTGACGGTAAGTTTACCACCAATAAAACATTGATGGTAAAAACTTTATTTGGTAACTTTAAGTCTGGTGAAACTATTAGAGACGAAGATAATTTCTCGGTCAGAGTTGCAAGAGACAATACAATTTCTCACTTTATTGTTAACAATAGAGGTGGAAATTATGTTGAGGGATCCAAGTTAAGAATTGATGGTGTTGAATTTGACGGATCTAAAGTAAATCTCAACCTAGCAAGTGGTGCTATTGTTGCTGCTACTGTTGTTAATAGAGATTTGTTTAAAGCAGAGTATTCAAGACCTCCTATTATTGATGTAATTCAAGGCACTGGTGGGGGCACTCCTTCTGCTGCTGTAATTACTCCAGTATTAGTAAGAAATTCTATTGTCACTTATACACCTCAAAATGTAAAATCTTTCTTCTGTCAGTATGGATCTGGCAATGCTAACACATTTACTTCCGATGTAGAGGTATCCAAAGAAAGATTTGCAGAAAGTGTATCTATTACCGATTTTACTTTCAGTGGATCTCAAGGAAGAAAGTATATTGAATGTAATGGATTTGGTGGAGATGCAACTAAATTTGTACAGCAAGGAGATCTAATTCAGTTCTCAGATTCTACTGATACTATTATTAGAGCACTTGTACAATATTCTACACAACCCGAAGGTGTACTTAAGTCTCGTATTTACCTTGATAGATCTCTACCAGAAGATGTAAGCAACAGCAGTGTTGTAAGAGTTCGCCCTTCAATTACTAATTTTAATCAAGGTACTTTACTATACAAGACTGGTTCTAGTCAAGTAAGTTCTATTGTTGCTGACAGTGAAGATTCTAAGATTGGGTATTATCTAAGAAGAGATTTTGTATCCACTGGAACAGGTGGTGCTGGAGCAATCACTTTTGCTGCACAACTTCCATTTGGTACACAGAGATTTGTTTCGTTCAGTGAAAGTAATTTCATTGTTACTGTACTAGATCCTGGTGATGCTCCTGACATCGTTGAAGGTGATGTTGTATTCATTACATCAGATCAAGTATCAATTAAGTCTTCATCTGATGCTGCTAGTGGTTTAACTTCTGGTAGTGTTAAGTTAAACTTACCAGCAACATATTTTGGAACCATCCCAGGTGGGGGTGCGTATCCTACATTAAAACTAACCGCTACATTAGAAGTAACTAAAGCAAAACCAAGACTAAAAACTGCTGTAGTTAATAAGAGAATTGTTATTGATTCACCTGGAGACAAGGTAATTCCTTTCCGTGGTAGTGATTACGATTCCGAAAGTCTTACCGTATACAGTTATGCTGATGCATATAAATTGAGATACGTTTATGAAGGTTCTTCATCCGAACCTCCAGTTGTAGACAGAAATGGTAATCTTGTTAGTGGCACAGATATCACTTCTAGATTTACATTTGATGATGGTCAAAGAGACACAGTATATGATCTCTCTCGTATAGTTTTAAAACCAGGATTTGAGTCTCCTACTGGTCAACTAGTAATTGCATTTGATTACTTTGAGCACACCAAAGGAGATTTCTGCACAGTTGATTCGTATCTACATGAAGCAGGTGTAGGACCAGAAGAAATCCCATCATTCAACTCACCAACCTTAGGTAAGATTTCGCTAAAGGATGTTCTTGATTACAGACCAAAAGTAGATAACGATTCTATTATTTCTGGTTTCCAAGATAATGCTCTGCTTTCTGCACCAAATACCAGATCATTTACAGGAACAGGTGGTGTTATTACCAGCATTCCTGCTCCTGATGTAAACCTAGAATATACGTTCTCATTCACTCAGAAACAATATCTTGATAGAATTGACGCTCTATTCTTAGACAAGAAAGGTCAGTTTATCATTAAAGAAGGAAACTCTTCCTTAAATCCAACAAAACCAGATTTGATTAGTGATGCAGTACCTTTGTACTACATGTATG